TTTTTTTATAAAATAAACTCAGAAAATAATTTACGAAAACAAACGTACGTAAATTACGAATATTTATATTCTACAATTGAGATTATAAATGTCAGTGTACATTTTCGATTTTACACTAAAAGCGGAAAATCTAGAACATTGGGAAATTCAAGATAATTTGGATGACTTATGTAAAAGGTATACATTCCAGAAAGAGAGAAGTGAGAGCGGATATTTACATTATCAGGGAAGAGTCTCACTAAGGACCAAGGCTAGACTAAATATTATGAGTAGAACTCAACCCTGGGTTAACCATTGTCACTGGTCAGTGACCAGCAGAGCGGGGTCACAGAATGATGAATATGTGTGCAAACCAGACACAAGGGTTGAGGGGCCCTGGGAGCATAGAGGAGTAAAACTATTTATACCGAGACAGCTCTTAGGAATTACCCTAAGACCTTGGCAACAACAATTAGTTGAGATGGCTCACAAATATGAAGAGCGTCAAATTAATTTAGTTTATGATCCGGTTGGGTGTATAGGGAAGTCGATTGTAGGTATGTACATGAGATGTCACAAAATTGCTAAGCTAATCCCAGCGCTCAATGACGCTAAGGATATCATGCAATGCGTGTGCTCTATGGGGACATCTCCCAATTATGTCGTCGACCTCCCGAGAGCGATGCCAAAGGCCAAGATGCGTGAGTTTTACTCAGCCCTTGAGCAGATCAAAGGAGGAGTGGTATTTGATACAAGATATAAATACAAAGAGATAATAATGAACCCACCGAATTTATTTGTTTTTTCTAATGTGCTCCCAGATAAAACGTTACTATCTAGAGATAGATGGAATATACTGGTTGTTGTAGATAATAATCTAACCAACTTTTTAGACGATGACCTCCCTGGGGTCGACATCTGTAACAATTAAAATATATATATTTTATTTAAAAAGTTGGAACAATTGGAACAATTTTTGGAGTGACATAATTACATAATATTAGGAAGAGCAAATACCAATTTTTGGGAACCAATTACGAATGACGAACCTCCTCATCGCTTCGCTTTACCGGAGCTCCGTTTCGTAATTGAAAAATCAGTATTTACGTAATATTATGTAATTATTTTAAATTGAGCGCTTAGCGCTCTTTTCACTAGAGCAAGCATTTAGTGATGGAGGTCAGTTTAGCTCCGAGGTCTAGAGGCAAGGGGAACCCCTTGGCTTTAGCCCGAGGTTTGACCTTGAGCCAGTATTTTCAGATTTAAGGTAGGATACTCTAAATCTATTCCAAGATTGTTATTAAAACAAAATACATGGAGGCGCTGTCTCGCTGGTAGCAACCAGGAGTCGACTGTGTTCCACTCTCCTGTACGGTTATTAATTTTTAAAGGTAGCTTCCTTGTAAAGTGTCTACGGCTGGGTTTCATATCAGTGAGGATTGTGGTGCCCACGGCATTGGTGCTTGAGAGAGGTACAGTGGTGTGTCGGTGACAGGCAACAATGTTCCACCGCTTCTTGTTCATCAGGCACATGCCATCGTATACAGTAAAGTCCGTCCCATTTTGTAGAGCAGAGCAGGTGTCGGCGACTGCGCCTCCGGTCTCACTCACAACCTTTTGGTTGCGAGGATAAGCAAAGAATGTTGTACAATTTATGGGAGCTGACTCATTCCCAGCGTTGATAATATATTCAATTTTATAATTTATTCCAGTAAATTTACCCCCGCGCTCCTCTCCGGGTGTGTTGAAGACGCCTATCCAGTTGACGGGCATAATGAGGGCTGAGGCGTTGTACGCGGAAGACAGGTTAGTAGTAACGTTGTAATAGTACCAGGTTTTGTATGTGTTAGCCATTGCGATTCTTTTGACAGCGTTCAGGTCTTGCTTGATAGCCAGGATCTGATTTTTCTGATTGCGAGCAGAAGGGCGCTTGTACTTAATCTTTTGAATGCTTGTAGTAGCTTTCTTTTTTCTTCCTCTGGAATATCGTCCATAAGCCATTTCTTTTTTTTATAAAATAAACTCAGAAAATAATTTACGAAAACAAACGTACGTAAATTACGAATATTTATATTCTACAATTGAGATTATAAATGTCAGTGTA